AACAACAAGAATAACCTTCGACTATCTCGGATAGGATAGTGAAGTCAGAACATGAACGATGGCGAATGAAAAGATTTCTATCCATCAAATATCCAAATGCTACTGAGGCACTTGCTGGTAGCAAACCAATCAATCGAGTAATGCACTTTGTAGTATGGACTAAGGCTGGTAATCGCTATGCCTTTGGTTGTCTCTCTACACAGACGCAGGGCTTTCTGAGTCAGGCTAGAATCAAACAATTAGATGTTGAGATGACTTCGTTCAATGAAGGGATGAATGCAATTGTTGCGACTAGCAGAATTGAGAATGTAACTTGCAGACTTTGTTTGATGAAAATCAGAAATGCCCTGAGCGAGAATGAATAAGATTCCATGTTGAACTCAACATTCCTAAAGGAATAGTCAGATTAGTAGTATTGATATACTGATGCTACTTCCGTTAGAATGCGAAAACGCACACGGAGATGAAAAAATGACAACAGAAAATACAGAAAACCAAATAGAAATATATTACAGAAGTAGGAAATCTTTCTCAGGAATAGGCCGTTGGACTGAACCAACAGTTGATACACTAGATATAACTCACATTGCACTTCCTCTTTTTGTATCTGACCAAGTAGTTAGCACACTAGATGATGATAACCAAGATGATGATGATATACTAGAGGACATCTATGGAACTATGAACTGCTTTAGAGGAAACCCACTATCAGTAGGACACCATGCTGGCGGCCATCAAGATTGGATGGGAGAAATAGGAATCGGCCACACTTCAATGTCAATATTCGATGTTGTAAGAATCAATGAAACATATTACTCATGTCAGCCTAGTGGATGGGAAGCACTTAACTGAATAATTACCTAACCAAATCGGGGGGATGGCTTCGGCCATCTCCCCTTTTTTTATTTTCAATTTCAGGGTTGAACATCTTGTTCGTCAATAACCGAATCTTGTCATAACGGTTTGAGATTTCTGTTTCGTGCAGATGCGAACAATGTTGGCTTCAACATCTCATTCAATAACCATCGTAATCCCGATTAATATTTGCTGGTTAATGCAGATAGGATATTCAGGGGTTGACATATGGAATCCTATCTGATAATGTGATGTCATTACTATCTCATCTCCTAACATCACAGCCAGCACACAAATAGAGGCCGATTAGAGCCACGCTTTTCTATGGGGGTGATACAGATTGACCTGTTTAGTATTGAAGTGGCTAGGATTGTCTCTATTGATACGTTTCTGACTAATTCCGTATCTGACTCTATCCTGTGTTTTTCACAACCTTGATTATCCGCTTGACATCTTGACTAATTGCAGGGCGTATTCAGGATGACATCAATATCGTATTTTGTAGGCACAGGAATGAAGAGAGAAGTAAGACTTAGTGGGATAGCAATAGATGCTCATGGAAGGAAGTCTCAGACATCTGTATTCCAATCATCAGACTTGTTGCTGGTCAGTTGGGTCAGGGAACAAATAATGATGATGGATGATATTGTTGCAGTTGATATGTTTCTGATAGAGAAAGATGAGAGTCAAAAAGTATGGAAACAAATCTCGATGAAACAGTTTCGTGAGTTGTTGGTGGATTGGAGAATTAAGTTTCAATGATGTTGGCCTCAACATTTGAAATAAAAAAATGGGGAAGCCACCTAAGCGACTCCCCCAAATGGTTGCGTAATCTTTCAGGATAAATCATCAACAGTTGAAACATCCACACCTTCAAAAGTTTTCTTTGAACGGTAGTAAACATCTATCACCATATCTTCTTCTTTTGATGAACGTGATGATACTTTCTTAGCCCATGATTCTGCTTGAGCATCTTGTGTTTTGAAAGCCTTGAATCCGAACTTCTTGATGCAAGCATTACCTACGAACATTCCAACACTTGTTCCGTCATCTCTCTTAGCAACCACAGCGTATGTTCCTGACTTCCTGATGGTCTTTCCACACGCTTCACAATCGCATCCATCATACTTGGATGGGAAGGTAGTTCCTTGAGGCCATGCAGGGTAGTGAGCATTGACTTTTACATCCTTGAATAACTTCATTACATATCCTGTTGAGTTTGGTAGGTAAAGTCCTGTGTATCTGTTCGACCTAACTTGACCATTTGCACAGTCAGGACATGGTAAACTAACAGCAGTAAATACTGTTCTGAATGCAACAGCGTTTGCACCTTTGTTGTATCTGAATGTGTTGTGAATTAATTGCCAAGCAATATCTTTTTTTGCCTTTGCTAATGTGGTCTGACCTCGATTGATTTCAACCCATCCATATTCAGTAATCATTTCTTCAACATCTACACCAAGATAATCTAAAACTTCTTCTTCGGTGTATGTATATTTATTGAATGCCGCTTGGACTTTTTCAGTAGTAAAATTGTAGCCACCTTCTCCATCTCTTTCTAGCAATTCCCCTCGGATTGCATATTCATCGTTAAGCATATATCGTGATACATTATTTCCGCCATAACCTTGACCATATTTGGAACAGGTCGGACAGTTGGTTTTGAGTTTCATATCCATCCTGAGTTTCCTTACTGTGTAAGGTGCAACTCCCCATTGTTCAGGAGTTGTCTCCATTTGCGTTATTGTCGTCATCGTCTTTTTGCTGTGTTTGCTTGTCATGGTGCTTCGCACCAAACTTACATATATCAATGTTCTGAATCTGACTTCTCCCGTATTTCTTTCATAATTCATTCATTTCGTGCTGGAAAAAACACGTTCGTTTCTGAATGAAATCATTGGTTGCAGGGCTTACCTTAAGTGGGTGGGAATTGAGGAACTAATCAATGGTAAAACCAATCAAAGGCAAGAGGCGTGGTGGCAAGAGATATGCACCTAGATTGGTAAAGCAAATTATTGAGTTTCTAGGAGAAGATGGAGAAGGAACTTCACAGGAAATATATCACTTTCTGATTGGTCGAACTAAGATGTCTCCAACAAGAAATCAACTTTCAAACATTCTCAAGAAGTCAGGATTCTTCATGCCGATTGATATTGTGAACTCAAGAAATGTTATCGGCAATAGAAGCCGTTGTAACCTTTGGTGCGTGGATGTATCAGCCGCAGAAAGGGAAGGCTTAATCACACGCTCTAAGGATTAATAACAGCAATAACTCAGTCATGTCTAACAACATCTCTCAATAGAAATCGTCAAGAACAATGACTCACTACAAAAACATCATTCTGAAATACAGATGTGATACAAATGTCAGACAAAGAATTAGTTCCACATACCGATGATGCATTAGTGAGATGGGTAGCAATGCTACTGATTGAAGGAAAAAAGGAATCCGAGATAAGGAGACAGTTGAATGACAATTCAATATTTCAGTCTCCTCTCCCCCTCGACCAATGGAATGAACTTATGTTGTTGGCTTCAACAGCCGCTACCGACATGAGGTCAATGGTAATCAGCCGAGCAGAACTTGGCTCGACAGACTTTCTCCGATTGGATTCTTACACAAGAAGGAAGAAGAATCTTCACAGGCTTGAAAGAATAATTGACAGGGCAGAAGGTGAAGCCGATTCTGTAAGCAAACTCAACTCAGTTTCGTTCATGGTTGGTGGATTGATGAAGGCTCAGGAATCTATGGATAAGTTTACGGGGGCTCAAGAGGCTGTTCCACAGGTGCAAGTGAACATTGGGTATGACCCACTAGACCAATTCAGAAACGTCATTCAGGTCGAGGCAAATAAACCAAAAGTGATTGATGTTATCTCCGATGAAGAAGAATAAAAATGCTGGTGAAACTCCGTAACCAATTAGTCAATTAATTGGTGAATTAATGATGGGGTTTTTGATATCAGGATTAGTCATAGTTGTCGAGTTAATTGACACGTTGCAGGGCTTACGGATTTATTGTCCGAATCATTGTTGGGGTCAACAAGTGGATTGATTGTTTGGATTCTGTTCTCTAATCTTATCTTTTACTTACTTCTATCAATATAAAATAATTAATTAATCAAACGAAAGGGGGTATAGGGGCATATATATGTCAGGGGTCTAACATATGTGTATGTCATAGGGGGGGTGTCTGTTCGATTAATTGTTGAAAATAGACCCCCACCTATGCCCGTCAGCACCATCTCGACCACCACCACACCCGCACACTATCCGAAAAAATTATGAGCGATTTTTTACTATGTTGTAGTCAGATAATAAATTAGTCATATTCATATACAGATAGCCTGTCGCAAGGAACGCCTTTGCATAGCAGGGTGTCAAACAATTTTCAAAACACCGAGAATTGGATTGGCGGGAAAATAATTATTGGTATCGTATCTCCGACTGAAACTTTAGGCACTTGCGATATTGGTGAAGGGGCAATTACAGGAACTTGAGAATGTGGCAACTACATAAGACGCATAACCCACATTGAGAAATACAATCTCATTAATGGATTTCCTTATTGGATGTAAGACCTTAAAGAAAGCGTTGGTGAACCCAACAGTAGCCCATCGAATATCAAAGACAGAATTAACTGAGAATGATAATCCGTTTTGGATTTGACAAAAAGTATATTCGGCCAATAATATTTGGTCATAGATATTGAAGCGGCCATGACGCTGATTTTGAATCGAGTAGGCGTGGATTATCTATGACCCCACCCATAATCGGGATTTTCCCAAATCAATTTCAAAAGTTTTCAATTTTCAATTTTTTTTTGAACAATTTTTCCCTTATGTCTATTAGGGTGGGAATACCGGATTTCAAATATGCAACTACGTCTTGGAGATTGCTTAGATGTTTTGAAAACTTTGCCTGACAATTCTGTTGATTCTATCGTCTGCGACCCACCATACGGATTACGTTTCATGAGTTCTAAGTGGGATTACGATGTTCCATCAAAAGAGATATGGATTGAATGTCTTAGAGTTTTGAAACATGGGGGTCATTTACTTGCATTCGGTGGAACAAGAACTTATCATCGGTTGGTAGTTGAAATTGAAGATGCAGGGTTTGAGATTAGAGATTGCATTCAATGGCTGTATGGAACGGGATTCCCTAAGTCTCACAACATCAGCAAAGCGATAGACAAGGCCGCAGGTGCGGAACGAGAAGTCATAGGAAAACAAATACATCCTACATTAAAGGACACAACAAGAAACGACAGGCAATCAAAAACACAATTTCATGGGAAAAATACCATAGGTGATTCTTGGGATATTACTGCCCCTACTACATCCGAAGCAAAACAATGGGATGGTTGGGGAACAGCCCTCAAACCTGCTCATGAGCCTATTGTGTTGGCTCGTAAGCCCATCATTAGAACGGTTGCCGATAATGTGCTTGAGCATGGAACAGGCGGCTTGAACATTGACGGTTGCCGAATAGAAGCGGGTGCAGACCATGCAAAAAATACCAACCGTAAGTCTGTAAAAAGCCATTGGGGTGCATCCGAGGGCTTTGCTGAAAGTATAGCACATGAAAAGGGGAGATTTCCTGCAAATGTGATTCTAACCCATCATCCCGAATGCATCCAAGAAGGTAATAAAAGGGTCAAATCCAATAGTCATTGGTCTAAAGTTAAGGTTTCAGGATTCAATAAGAACTTAGGGGGAGATAATGAATACGAAGGAATAGGTGAAAAGAAAAAATCAGAAGTAGTGGAGAATTGGAAATGTCATCCTGAATGTCCTATAAAAATACTTGATGAGCAAAGTGGTATTTCTCAAAGTAGTGATGCAGTAAGGAAGAATAAAAGAGAGGATGAGAAATTGACGATGGGTGGAAAAATACACGCTAAAGAGGGTTCGGAAACACATGGATTCAAAGATAAAGGCGGGGCATCACGATTCTTTTACTGTGCTAAATCATCTAAGAGAGAAAAGAATTACGGACTTGAAAAAAATAATCATCCAACTGTGAAGCCTGTTAAGTTGATGAGATATTTATGCCGATTAATTACTCCACCAAACGGAACTGTTCTTGACCCGTTTATGGGTAGTGGAACAACAGGAATTGGTGCTATGCTTGAGGGGTTTGATTTTATCGGAATCGAAATGGAAGAAGAATATCTTAAGATTGCCGAAGCAAGAATTGAGGCTTGGAAAATCCCATCACATGAAACAACAATTAAACCTAGTAAAACAACCAAGATTTCTAAATCTAAAAATCTAAGCGATTGGTAATACTAATATCGGTGTGCTTCCTACCTATGGTTATGCGAGCCAAAACAGTAATCCATGCCGAGTATGAAATCATCCAGCACATCTTAGACGAGATAGAGATTCATTCTGTAAGAGAAAGAATGGTAACAGACGAACATTCTGAAAAGAGATTTGAGACAGGTGCAAAGAACGTATCTGACCTGATTACAAATCTAGCAACTAGAAGATTACATCGGTTGCCAAAAGACCATGCAGATTATCAGGAGAAGTAAGTATGATTCCAACACATCAACATCTGACATTTGGAAATGGAGAAAGATTGTGTGGAGACAAAACCAAAACAAGTTATGTTGACGATTTCGATTTCAGAAAATTACCGTTCTGCGAAAACTGTTTTCCACAGGGAGAAAAGACGGTGTTGATACCAACATCTGATATCCCTATCGCCCAGCCTGAACAGGAAAAAAATATTTCAGAAGATTACAAAAGATTTCTTAGAGACTATCAGAAAGGAAAATAATCAGAAATGAAAGCATTGATATGCGAACACTCTATCCGAAGGCTTGCCGAAGCGTATAGCGGAGATAAAGGAGAAATGAAAAAATGGAATATAAACACAACCCACATATGAATATAATTGCTGAAAAGAAAGACATGAATCTTAGACCTAGAAAGAGATTTCAAAAAGATAGAATCTATGTGTCTTGTCATCATTGTAAATATGATGTATTACAATATGCTACATTCTGCCATAGTGGAAGTTCATACAGTTCTACCAAATCTATGAAAGTTTTCAGACAAATTAAAACTTACAACCACATTTTAGTATGTCCTGATTGTATTTGTGATATGTTCGGGGTGGAAGAATGAGTAGTTACAGATGCCCTTATTGTCAATTAATCAGATATGATAGAGGACAACAATATGTTCAAGCATTTTGTTGTGGAATAAAAGAATGTAGGAAGAATCACGAAGCAGGTATGGTATATTCGCTTTCAACAGGATGGGTGGAAGCATGAATCCCTGCATTATGACTATGTGCCGAAGAAGAGTATTCAAAGATGGTGAAATCTTTCGCTATCAAAATGGTGGGGTTATTTGCCCTACTTGTTGGGAAAAAATGGAAGGTGATGAATAAATGAATGAAAATATAGAGGAATCAATGAAGAGAGAATGGAGAATAAGGGAAGATAGTCGTATAATGGCACAGATACGTGTTACTGAATTACAACAAATCTACGATACTGTGAACGGCTGTTTACATCATGCTAAAGCAGAACTTGAAGAACATGAAAGACGAGTGAAAACTGCACGGAAACTTGTGGAGAATGAAGCATGGAAAGAAGAGGTGGAAGAATGAGTTATGGAGAAAAAATATATGATGAAATACAAGAAATGGAAAGCAATATGATAATCGGACTTGATACAAGTGGTTGGGTCGCACAACAGCGTGGTTGGCGGCCTGATTATCCGATATTAGACAAGTATTGTTTCCGAAAAATGAGCCATCTTTTTACAAAAGATTCTTGGTTCGTATTTGACAGATTATCTTTCATGAAAAGAAGGTGGATTGCAGATATGATATTATTGAACAGCAACAATGGATTTTATGGTTTTCTTGAATCCAATTTCATTGATGAGGATGGTATAGAGATTATGTTAGTGAGATTGAAAGAAGAGATGGATAAAGCAGGGGTGGAAGAATGAATATATTCGTAGTTGATTACAACCCAATAGAAGCGGCTAATGCATTGTGTGATATTCACGTCAATAAAATGATTGTCGAGTCAATGCAGATGCTAACAACGGCTCTAAAACAATCAGGTCTTTTAGCACCCAATGAACTACCATTCCGTAAGGATGGAATCACAAGATATTCAGGTAATGCACATCCTCATCATCCATGCACGAAATGGGTTGGAGAACACTTGGATAAACCGACATTCCCAAACTACTATGGCGAACCTTCCCAAGAAATAAAAACAGTTAGCACATGGGAAGCCGCAGGTGAAAGTGGATTTACTATTAATACACCAAATTATTCTTGGTTATATTACCATACCAAAGAATTACTTCTTGCATATCACGTTAGATATGGTAAAACTCATGGTTGTTTTGATGCATTCAGTTCCTTGCCCGAAGGTTCTGATTATGCTTGGACTCATGTTGAGAAGTTTGTTCAAGCCATGCCTGATGAGTTCAAGATAGAAGAAAAATACCCTGCTGATACAGTCAAAGCATACAGGCAATTTTACCATACCAAATCATTCGCAAAGTGGGCTAAGGGTAGGGATGCCCCTGATTGGTGGATGCAACCGTTAGCAGACCTTGTAGGGCAAAGAAACAATGCTTTAGATTTCTATACTTGGGTTGAAAATAATCATGGAGAAGTTATTGATGAACATGACTCATATCCATTTGTTAAAACTTCCCAATACCTGTTGGGGAAGGTGAAAGAATGAAAGAATGTTGTGTATGTGTCAAAGCAGGTAGGATAGACCATCCTATTAGTGAGATAAGCCCTGCAATCGAATGTTCTGATTGTGGTTCATATACTCATATGATGTGTCTTGATAGAAGAATGAATATAGTTAGATGCCGAAGTTGTAAATCAATTAATTACTGTGTGGTGAAAGCATGAGTCTGACTACCTACTATCACGCCACACCATACGAGAACTTTTTCTCGATTACGAGAGAAGGAATCAGAAAATCTTGGGGCGGTGTTTATTGCTCAACTGACATGAACACATCAGCCAAATGGATTTGCTTCACAAGAGCCACTTCAAAGAAAATATTGGTGCTTCCATTTAGGCGTGATTCTAGCCTGATGGAACTTGGTTGCGACCATTCACCCATGATGACTAGAATGCTGGGCGTAGATGACGATTCTGCATCCTTCGTTAGCCCTGATGGGATTCCATCTCAGGATATTATTTGGGATGATGTTCGGATTTATGATAATCCATTTTATGCGGGGGTAGAATAATGTATATGCTTCGATGTGAATGCCCCGAAGATTCCTTCACAAGAAATGAAATTGTAAAGAATAAATGTGGTTGCTGTGGGGGTCAAATAATATGATTGGGAATATCACCCAAGTCCATGATTGGGAACAGGAAAAGTTTGTTGAACAAATGGAATCTTGGCTCGACTTCGTTTGGGCTAATCTCAAGAATGTAAAATACCGAACATATCAAGGTGAAAGATATTCAGGTAACGACAAATCAATAATTGGCAGACGCAATAAATGTAACAACAAAAGAGGTTTGAAATCTGCATTCAATACTTGGGCGATATTCAATGATTGGAAATCCCAACAAAAAATTGCACATAAATCTTTTTTGTCATATGAACAAGCAGTAAATGAGATGAATATTTTCTTAGATTTTATGCAAGATAATTATCTCGATTTTGTCGAGTATTAAATCAGGTGTTGAGGCCAACAGGGAGTAGTGAGAAAAAATGTCGAAGTTTAGAGCGAAAAAATTGGCCTACAAGAAAAAGAAAAAGTCAGAAAATAAATACAATCTAACTGAAAGACAAGAACGTATATTTTTGGAAAAAGCAGTTGAGACATTTGTTGATTACAAAAAGACTCCCGATGGTGGTGCATTTTTGAAAGGAGATAGTTGTGTTTCCCATTCTCAATTGTTCCATTTATTCCTGAAAAAATTAGGATATAAATCGAGTAAAGTAATTTGCGTTGATATTGCTAATTGGAATCGTGATTATGTTGAATGGTATAATGCTGGAAATGGATATGAATTAACATCTGATGGATATATCTGTGAAGGTTTTCCAAATGCTTACATTGGTTTATGTGGTCATATGGATGGTTGGGATTTTCAAAGTGATTTAGAAGGATATGCAGGTCATGTAATAATTCAGACAAAACATCATTTTGTTGACTTAACATTTGGTCAATTTTCTCGACCCAATAATGGTATTGTTGTTCCACCAATTATGATAATGCCGAGAACAATTTTTAGAACAAGAAAAGAACAAGAAAAAGCAAATATGATTCCACCATTTATGATTCAGATGAATGATGATAATCGAAAAGCAAGAAGTTGGAAGGAAACAAAATCAAAATCAAAAAGGACTTTGGAAAAGGAACAACATTCTTGGTCAGGTTTCAAGAGTAATTCTCGGATTGCATTATTACCATTATACACGATATCAAACTATTCAGGAAATGTCATGTTTACTACACGGCCTGACCAAAATATTTCAGAAAATTATCCTCGATGGAATAAGAAAACATTCTCAATAACAAACGAAAGAGTTTCAGAAGTTCTGATGTTAATCCATGAAGGGAAAAATCTCGATATCAAAGATAGGATTAAGGTCTATCAGGAATCAGGACATCTTACAGTTGATGTGTCCGAAGATGAGTAAGAAAAAAGATGAGAAAATAAAGAATCTAAACATTAAGTTGAGACATTTAGAAAAACTTCTCAGAAAGGTGCGTAAATCAGAACGGTTTTGGCGTAAGAAATATGATTTGGCTATGGATGAGTCAGTAAACCTATCTTTGGCTCTCAGATTCGCCGCAAATGACAAAATAGAGCAATTAAGTCAGATACATACGAGTCAGAAAGGTGCTTGGGAATTGAAAGATGAGAAATCTTCCTGACCGATAGCGATATTCTGACATTCGGTTGTAATCTCAAACTGCTTCCTGACCAATAGCGATATTGTAATCACCAGCAAAAACTCCGTGTTGAAGCCAACATCGAAAAAATGGTTTTTGGAAATCTTGCACAGTTTATATAGTCTTGAGTTCATATGGTTAATCGGCTCGGAAATAGGCGGAATAAAAAACCCCAATACATTCCGAATAGTCATGGTCGAAGTATCGTATTTGCTGGTCGAAGCAGAAGAAGGTCGAGAACTACATCTCGCAACAGATAATTTGGGGAATCGAAAAGTCATTATGAGAATGCAGAATACAGGAATGGAAATTACTTATTTCAAAGAGTTATTTTCTTCATTGGGATTTGATGTTTATTTTCAGAATGTCAGATTGTTGAATCCAACAGATGATGTCAAGAAATGGAATGTGGATTACAATGCAGTTTCAGATTATAATGCTAGAAGAATTACATTAATGAATCCTTAATATAGGTGGGCTTATCTAGCATAGATTACCCAGCGAATAACATATCATTTGATGCAATGCTTGCTCATACAAAAATTGCATTTTTGAGGGTAGGGGGGTCGCTGGGTCGGCTTGTTGTAATTCCGTTTCAAACCCCCCTACTCTCACCTAATCATCTTAGACAATAACCAGCGTTGTCTCTTTCATGTTTATGAGCCAACAGCATAATTCAGATTTGGTTGTTCAAGTGTTCTCTTTATTCACAGTAATTCTATTAATGTCAGTTTCTTTGATGCCCCCATTACCAGCAAGAATAGTTCCGTTTTGGGAAGAAGATTCCTGTATGTGGTTTGATGGTGAAATCGTTTCCAAGCGAATCGAGAATGAAGGATTAATAACAGCCGATTATATTTTCGTGGTTGATGGAACTTTGGATAATTTTACAGACATACAAATGGAAGTGCATTCTGATGTTTTCCTCTATGAGATTTTACCGATTGGTGCATACTACAATGGAACTATTTGTGATACCGTTCCTTTACGTCAGGCTGTAATAGATGGAATCATTATAATCATCTCTTGATATAGGTGGGATTAACAGGTGTTGTCATGGAAAAAGAATGGATATTCTCAGCGTCAATGAATCCACATGAGTTTGGTCGGAAAATGCAAATCATAGTTTTCGCAAATCCGAATGTCGAGTTTGTATTCAAACGAGTTGGCGAAAATGTCGAAGTGAGAGTTTTGGAATGAGGATGATGTTGAAGCCAACATTCAATCTGATTTCAATAATCCCACCGTTCCAATTGTTTGACGAAGTTTGGTCAGAAGCATATTCATTGTCAGAAAAGTATTCATTTATTAGGGTGGGATTGTCAGATACGGATTACACAGGAGATGTGAACAATGACGGAATACACGAAAGCCGAAATAAAAACGATGACGAAAGCAAGTATCATAGATGCATTTGATAAATACGGATGCACCTTTGACGAAAAAACTGCTGGTGCAGTAAAATACACAGCAATATCTTTGATGGGTAGTTATCAAAGAATCGCCGCTATCTATGGTTCTCAAGGTGGTGGTGCATCAATATGGATTAAGGAATCGGCATGGGAACAAATTAGACCACAGGTTTCAGAAGGAAATATCCGAGTTGATGATGTTGATTTAACCAAGCGTGGATTCCAATGGGCTATCCATTTTGACAATCCAAATGACCCACATATTCAGATGATTGTAGATGCTGTTGTTGAAGTTGGAGAAATCAGATGGGCTAGAGCCAAGAAAAGAAAAGAAGATGACGCTCGCAGGGCAGAACAAAGAATAGTTCGTGAAGCGGATATGGCTGAGAGAAAAAGAAATCCATTTGCTTGAGGGATTAAGATGAGTAAATGTAAATGTTGGACTGATATGGGTCTTGAGCCTATCACATGGATTTGTTTATTTTGTCAAGAAAATAAAGAGTGATTGAAATGCAAATATTAACAGAAAGTGGATGGAGTTTTATTGACGAATCTAAGATAATCGCTGTAACTTTAATCAAGGGAATATCTGCTGAAATCCATATGACATCAGGAACAATATTTACAACACATGAGATTGATATTGTCCGAGATTTAGATTTCGTAAAATACCGTGTCAATTCACAAGATGAAATATGAGCGAAGAACTTGACCCAATTGGATTAGCGATTGTGATTATTTCTCAGATATTTTGTCTATTAGCAATTTTATTTATTCTTTCTTGATTACTGCGAGAAACGCATCTTGGAACTTGGTCTGCAAATCAGTTCCGAATGCACTTGATACAGTATTATCGAGTTTTATTGAGAAAACGAAGTATTCATAACCAAAGTCCAACGTGAGCGAAGCGATAAAAGCGACCCACAGGGCAAGGAAAATGATACCATGATAACAGAAAACACACTAAATGACCCAAAAAGTAGGATTTCTTCAACAGATTTCTTACATGACTTAACACCAATTCAAAGATATAATCGAATAAAAATGAAATTACAATCAACAGGACTTGTTGTTAAACAGCCAACAAACGATGACGAGCATCAACACTACGCATTGATACAAACTGAGGATATAAGCCACATACCAATTGCATACAGTCGGTTTGGTGGTCAAGTCCGTGAAAATAATTTTGGTGTCAAGAAATATGATTCACCGATTGATTGGTGGGGAAGGAATATTTCTTTGGCTCATACTACGCAGAAAGATTTACTTGAATTAGTCAAGAATGGAGATAGGCAATCAGCCAAAGTTCTCATGCCGAGAAGTTGGAATGTTGCGGCCAAATCTCACGATGTTGGAATCTATGGAGAAAAAAATATGGGTAATGGATATGAGACAAGAAATCTGATATGTGGATTCAAAGATGGTTCTTCTCCTGAGACTATTCACATCCCTTTGAATTACTATGGTATGAGCAACACCATCAATGGAACAATATCAGCAAGATATGATAGGCTGAGAAGGTCTATACTTGTTCAAAGAAAAACTGATTCAAATGGAGAATATTATTATGTTTGTGAGGATGGTATTTTGTTCCATTCTATTGTTGGTATGAAAGTAGTCTCAGGTGGTCAATATGACGACAAACCATTCAAACTACCTAACCTTAATCGTATTTTATCACGTCCAGCATCTTTCGATATAATAACAACAAATAGCACCAAGCCTTCTGTTAAACAACTCAAGAATGGAAGCAACAAAAAACCATATGTAAAACAACTATCTGCAAATTGGGGTAATTCACTAAAGGGTGCTGTTCTAGTGGCCTGTCAATGCTGTAAAGGAGTCGGTAGGACTTCGGGCAATATATACAACAAAGGTAGTGCCTGTGAATACTGCAATGCAACAGGTCTAAGTTTCATCTCAGAAAAACAATTTTCAGCATTGCCTGATTCTAAAAATAATTCAGTTGTTGAAACTGATGTTGAGACACGTCATGCTCATCCTGAGATTGCGGCACTTCAAGATGCTTTAGACATGGGAACAGTTCCTAACAGAAGTATTAGTTTCGCTAAATCTTTAGTTAGTCAATTTTTAGCAAATGGAAAACTTTCTTCTTCTCAGATGTATTACGTCAAAGAACTAAATACGCCTCAAGCAAGTCGTGGTGGAAATCCAAAAATTGATGCTCTAAAAGAAGTCCATGAAAGTCTTACAGGTCGAGACAAAAACTTCGCAATTGATTTAATTGGTGGATGGAATAAATATGGCCGTCTTTCTGACAAGCAAATGTATTGGGTTGGGGAATTAACCAAGAAAGGAATTGCATCTAATCCTGACACTACTAAAGTGCAAGATGGATGGGATGCAGTTGTTGAACTATTCAATCAGTTTGAAGGTTCAGAAAACGGCAAACCTTTGAAACACCCAATCATCACTTTGGTTGTTGACTCCAACACTAAAGAAGCACCAGCACCATGCGTTCCAAAATACGGAACAAAAGGCGTTGAAACTTTTGATGCGTTCCAAAGAGAATTAGTGATTCGCCCATTAAACTTCTTTGACAAAAAAACAAGAACAACCGAAGCGGCAGAATTACAGTTTACAGAAGCAGAAAGAGCATCATCTCAGGATAGCCGAAGATTCATCCAAACAGGTGCAACCCTAGCAAGAGGTAATGTAAACCGTTTCAACGGCAGTATGACCCCTTCAATGGGGCTTCCTGACGATACTTGGATTGTTCTTCAATCCCTTCGTGCAGACCCAATCTCAACTATCCGTAGATTAGGTCGAAAAAGTGGCTACTGTTGCTTCTGTTCCAAGCACCTTTCAACAGATGTTTCAATGACTCATGGATATGGTGCAACCTGTGCTAAGAATGCAGGTCTGCCTCATGGTAAGAAATCAGCAAAGTTAATTGAGACAGAAATGGAAAATGAAGTAAGCCGAGTTGTTATGCAATTAGAAGGCGGTTCATGGGCTGTTGTATGCCTAGAAACTAACTCAGTCATTATGACTTTCGACAACAAAGACCAAGCAGATAATTGGCTGGATGAAGATACTAAAGTTTCCTTCCAAAACAAAGCAGGGGAATTAGTAGAATGAAAGTAACAAACTCTCAAAGCGTATGCGTGGATTGTGGTCTATCCTCTATCTCCATTGGGGATGACCAGCCACGTTGCCAATGTGAGTTCTGTATGCTATGCTCTAGGCCGATAAAATGGGATGGTCAAGAGTGGGTTCATGTAGAATCCAAAACCGTAGTTTGGGTTTGGTCAAATCCAACTGCAATTGTGAATTGTGTAGATGCTCAGGCTTGAATCCGTCATCTACATTCTCCAATTCACAAAAATCTTTTTCTGTCATCTCAGATATACCTGTTGACATCAACAGTAATTAACCGTAATTTCTCCTTCGATGATTATGGCAAACCGAGCGTTCAGTTTAGCAACAGGAAATAATTTTGTTTTCGCTTCAACAACTAACCTACTTTCGATTGCAGGTAATGCAACAGGCTCACCTACTTTGAAACTCTATAATGGAAAAGTTATAGGTGATATTATAGCGGTAAATCTTGTTCATCAATTTACATTTGGTGCAGGTGCAATTACATACGGATTTGCTGGATTAACATTCCCTGCTGGAATTATTGCAGTATTGACATTGAACGGTGGAACTGCTGATGTTCTTTTGGAACACGATTGATGTTGAGTCCAACATGGTCGAAAAAGCACTCAACACCTTTTTTTCAGATTTATTACAAATCTAAATATTTACATTTCTGACTATTTTTTATCGAAATACTACCATTCTGTATTCCATCAGGGGTCAAAACCCGTATTTTCCCATATTTGACTATTTACAGCCAATCTGACGGACTCTAGGGGGGTTTGGGTCAATACCTACCACCGACCCCAAAAAACGCTCAGAAACGCTTCTATTGATATTCGTAATATTTTATTCCCCAAACACTCTAATTTGGGGCAATCCACTATCTTCATCGAATCCAATTGCTAGTCTCGCATATAGCAAAGCATGGAATGCGTGGTCATCTCCATCTCGACCAAACTTTGTTTTACTTTGAGATAATATTGGCCTTTGGTTTTTTTCGTCTGATTCTGCTGATGAGTTCAAAGAACACCATTCATGCAAAACCCATTCCAAATCTGTTGTTTTGTATGGAAGTGAAATCTCTTCATTTTTGATTGCTTCAATTGTTGCTTCGATGTAAGTAGTTCTATCAACAACAACCATGTAAATTAGATTTCGATTATTGTCTCTTTTCTTGTATTGGAATGGAGTCAGGGGGCGACTTGAATAATAGCATGATTTTACCATATCTCCGTATTCTCTTTGGAGTTCTTTTACCTGTCTTGCCCCATACCCTATATCACATACAACTTGGGTGCAATTATAGCGTTCTATGAGATTCTTGATTTCCTCAACTTCATCATTTTCAAAGTCAGCCCTTGAATCTAATTTTAGAGCATTTACGATTTCACCATTTTTCCTCATAATCACAACTGTTGTCTGATTCCCCCAATCAACACCCATCACAGTTTCTTCCGGTGCATCAACAAATCTCACAATCTTCCTGTTGGTGTCAACAGCCTTCAATGCTTCATCGAAAGTTATTGGTTTCGTTGAACCAGCGAAAAACTCTCCAAGAACTTCATTCGCATATCTTCTCGGAGTGTAAGTTGATTTCTTCATTTTGATATCTTCATCAGAAATCTGAGGATGCATTTTTTGACTCATATGATATCCAATAATATTTTCTTCTGAATCTCCATGAACCCATGCTTCTCCATTCCATTCTCCCTTGCTGGATTTCTCCCATAATTTCCAAAAGTCTGAACCCTGTTCTCTTGCAGTTCCACTAATCAAAACCCACTTGTATTCTGACAATGCTAACATCTCAACTAGCATCGGTAAAACATCTGTTCCTGAATCTTGATATTCGTCAATACATACCATGTCTGCTTCGATACCCAACAGACCATGTGCATCACCCCAATTTGAGTAAGCATAAAGATGATTCAAAGACCTTGCACCAACATCAAAAGTTTGATGACTTACAGAAGTTTTTACTCTTGGTTTCATCAGGCATCCACCATTGATAGATGACATCAAAGCACCGTTGAATCTTTCATCAACAAATCTGCTTACTTGAGGCTGTCTTGGGGCGGTATAAACTGCATTGAAATATGGTATGTTCAGAAGCCCATACAATAGTAGATTACAGATGGTTTCAGTTTTCTCGACTTTCCTACTACATTTGAGAACAATTATCTTGGTTTTATCTGACTTCATATTAGGTTGAAATTGCCGATAGATATCTATCAGATAAGGTCTTTCATGTAGGCTAAACTCTTGGCCGTTTATTGTTCTGAAAAACTGAGCCCAACGGTCAGGATAAATTGCGATTTCTCTTGCTTGTGTTGCTGTTAATTTAGCAGTAATACTATCGCTCACGAATACTGCTGATATTTTGAGGGTCTATATGGTTTCGATTTTCAAAATAAAAAAAAGGGAGTCGCCCGAAGGCGACCCCCGATTTTGGTTAGGTATTTTTATTTTCTGTGTTGACTCCAATCATAAGGTGTTGGAGTGCAATTTTTTGTGCAGATGCAAGCAGGTTCAGGAGAATGTCCTCTTGTGTATATCCCACCACATACCCAAAGTTCATACTGCATTCAGAATGCCCCCAATAAGAATGAAACAATAGCGTCTAAAACTGTTAAATGTGCTGGAATTAATTGAATGTGAGAAGCGATAAACTCTCCGCCTCTCAAAGCATTTCTTGCTTCTTTATTCCATATTGCTCGTATTGCTCGACCCCATGTTCGTAGTAGTGTCAGATTACCTGCTTCGTTTGCGTTCATGGTTCTTCGGATAATACTTACATATATCAATGATTCTATATCTGACTATAATTTTAGCCTAATTTAGAGGTATTCTCCAAAATCTATCAAAACTTACTCTTTCTGACGATACTCTAAAGAGCCTCGATAAAACAGACTTTGAATTAAGGCGACCAGCATGGCTAAAACTACTGCTTCAATTCAACCCCCAACACGCCCTAAAAAGCCAATTACATTCAATGATATCATGTTGATGACATTGGGTGTTCCATTGATTTTATCATGGTTATTCTTCGCTTGTTTTGTTATCTATTCAGGAATAAATGATGATACAGGATTAGTTCAATCAAATCTTGATTTCTATGTCGCATTAATCGCAATTGTTGGTTCACCAGCATTGTTGTTTATGAACTCCGTTTTGGAGTCATGGAAAAGCGAACAAGCCGCAGAACTTGGTGCGTTACCTTCCCGTCTTGAATCTGAAATGAAAAGTGCAGAAGCATTCCTTGCTCACGTCAAGGAAATGGAAAATGCTCACATCCAACATGAGATAGAGCAAGCATCCCTAAGACAGAAGCACGAATTAGACATGGATGAGTTCAATACAAAAAAGAAAAATTAAGGTGAAATAAATGCAGATATATGGTGTAGAATTAGAATTATGGATTGCTGTCTTAGCGGCAGTTCTCGGACTGACAGTATGGGGATTGAAAAAGTATCAGAAAATTATGGCTGATGGTAAAGTAAGTCTTGACGAAATAATTGATACTTTGACTGAGAGTGAAAGTAAGATTGATGATGTTGTTGAAGCAGTTGATGAAGTTACTTCGGCTATGGATGCTAAAAAGAAAGCAGAATTAATAGAAATGTGCAAAGAAAAAGGACTTTCAACATCGGGAACAAAAGCGGAACTCGTAGCACGTCTTTCTGAGGCTGTTGAAGCCAACACCGAAGAAGCGTGATTTCTGTGTCCGAAGAACTCGATTTTATCAAAGATTCTTTGATACAAATTAGAGAAGATATGACAGTTCTGAAAGATAATCATCTTGCTCACGTTGAAAAAGATATGAATGAATTAAAAACCGATGTCGCCGTAATCAAAACTAGATTATCTCCGATTGAAAAGTTTGTCGAAATGTGGACTCAAAAAATGGCTTTGATTTTTTTCGCCGCCGTATCAGCAAGCGTTGGAATACCTATGATGATTTGAGAAGCCGATACAGTCAATATCCTCTCATTGTAGAGAAGGAGTGTCGGAGTGAATGACATTGACAAAAGAAGAAGCGGATTCAATCATAGAAGTAGTCAATGAAAGGGCAACGGAACTTCGTCAATTAATCATAACTATTGCATCAATTATTGCTTTAGTTTTACCAGCCGCAGAAGGTATTGGTTTAGTTGATTTTACACCATATGGTGAAGGAGATGATGAATGGGTAATTGATGAAGATTGGGAAATGGGTGATGACTTTGTATGTGGTGATGGTTCGGTCATAGAATATTCTCTAGTTGATGATGGCTACAAAAACTGTCGAGATGGTTCAGATGAACCCGAAGAAAATGTTGAAGAATGTGAAGAAACTGATACCTGTGAAGAACCTAATATTTCTTATGGATGTATGGATGAAGATGCACTAAATTATGATGAAGAAGCATGGGAAGATGATGGCTCTTGTGAGTATGAGGAAGAACCCGAAGAAACCTATGGATGCACCGACCCCGAAGCAGAAAATTATGACCCATATGCAGACCACGATGATGATTCTTGTCAGTATCAAGAAGGGGAACAATGCGACCCCGTTTTCTATGATGTTTATTGGTCTTGGTATAATGAGAATATTACATTCTCATGGGATGCTGATTTATCCTGTTTCAATGACAATCACAATCTAACAGTTTATTGGACTATCTACGAAAATAACTCAACAGGAAAAGAGCCACTTCAAGACAAAATAACATACGAAACATTTGGTAATGATTATGAGCAAACAAACATGACAATTGGAAATCTATCAAAAGGAAAATATGACATCTTTGCTACATTTGAGATTCATGGCGATTATACTAGAGGGGTTGATTGGTATGGAGTCGAGATAAATGACTCTTGAAACCTGTTGCTGGTTGATACTTTTTTTCATGTTCTCAATAATTGCTTTAGACACCGATAAACTAGGTTAGAGCCGTCATGGTGAAAAACCGGAACACAACCCATTAACTTATGGCCGAGCGTCAGCGAAGTATCATTGACAGACTTTTGAGAAGAAGGGCTGACCCAGCAGATACTCAAAAAATGTCAGATTTAATCAATGGAAATATGGGAAGTGAAGGAATTGCATGGGATGGAAAAACTCTTGCATCTCTTTCAAAAATAGGTTTGGCAACAACTGCTGGCCGTCAATCCTCAAGTGGTGCAGATACACAAGTTTCATACAATCTTCTCAGACAGATTTCTCTCAAATCAGAAGTTGTAAATGCAATCCTCAGAAGATGTGTTGATGATACTCTTGCTAATGGATATGAGTTTGTTTTAGCAGACGGAAAAGAAGATGGAAGTCAAGAGCAACTAGACAAGTTGAGAAACTTCTTCAAAAATCCAAATCCTGACGATATGGGTGATGAATGGTTGGAGTCTCTTCTGTTCGATTTAATCCTCTTCGGGGATGCCTACCTAGAACTCGATGGAAGTGCCGACAAATCATCTGCAAATGGTGAAAATTGGTCATATGGTGGAGACTTACTCGCTGTGTGGACTATTCCATCTGAAACAATGAAACTTGTTCCAGCAAATCAGACCCCGAAGCCACCAAAAATGGCTTACATCCAATCCCTCGATAAAACAATGAGAAAGTTCGATTCAAATAAAGTAATTCACATTGCTAAGTTTAAGCAAGGAAGAGGATATGGTTCAAGTCCATTAATTCCTTTGATGGAGATAATAGCAGGTCAATTAAATCTATCAAATTATTTGAATATGCTTTACACAGGAACTTTACCCAAAACTATCCTAAATGTTGGAGATATTTCTAATACTGAAATGAAGGCAATGTTGGGTCTTATAGAACAACAATTATCAGGTGGAAAATCACCATTCGGACTTATCGCAATCAATGGTGGAACAGGATTCAATATGCACCGATTAATTGATTCAACAAGAGAAGGGGCTCAGTTAGATTTGTTGTATTATTACCGTGAAGAAATCTGTGCTGTTTTTGGTATTCCACCAATGAAACTTGGCTGGGTTCAGACAGGTAAATTAGCAAATCCTGAGCAACAACTTGATGCTTGGTATGATGTCATCGAATCCTATCATGCGAGGATATCTTCTATGATGAATAATCGTATATTCCCATTACTAGAAATTACAGATTGGAAGTTCAAGTTTGTAAGCATCAGACCATCAAGAGAAACCGAGAGAGCCGAGACTTTGAAGGCACAAGCATCTGCGGTGGCAACACTAAGACAGGAAGCGGCAATTACAATCAATGAAGCAAGAGAAATGTTGGGATTCCCTGTCATCAAAAACGAAAGAGCAAATGACCCATTCTTTGTTAGTCCAAAACTATCTATTAATACTCCAAAAGATGCAAGTTCAGAAGATGAAACAAGTTCAGAAGATGATATTGGATTAGACGATTTATTTCCAAATCCAATGGAACAAGAAGATGAAGAAGAAATTGGTGATATGCCGAAGTTTTCTGACACGGATGAGATAGCATATTCCGCAGAAGAACTTCACGACATTAAAAAAAAAATTAACGATGCAAGTCGAACACAATATGATAGAATTGTCAGGGCAACTACAAGACAAACAGAACAGAAACTTATGAAAAATCAAGAAGAGTTTGCTGACAGATTAATTGATAAATATTCTGAGAGAATAAATCCGACAGATATTTTTGAATACAGTCTTGGGAACGTGTTGAACCCAACATCTGATTTTGACGGAGTTCTGACAAAAGCAGTTGGTGGAGATGACTTAGTTTGGATGGTTGATTTACTCGATAGAGAATTACAAGAATTACTTGACAAACAAACAGTTTCAACATCTACTGCACTTACAGTTGGATTTGATGAAACTCTTGCTACAATGGCATCTGCATCAGGTGTAGGAATATCCTTTGATTTTAGAGATGCAGAAGCAATGAGATATTGGAATGCAAGATGGCGTGTTCCAGCATTAAAAAATACACTTGGGGCTTTCAGAAAAGAAATCTTCACAGTCTTTGAGGCGGCTTTGGCAGATAGTAAAAATTGGCAATGGGTTCAAAGAGAAATGAGAAGAGTGATTGACCCAACAGGAAAAGCATTTCCGAGATATTATTACAACAGAATTGCTAGAACAGAAACAAGAAGAGTTGTTGAAAACTCACATCTTTCAGGGCTGAAAAAATTAGGATTTACACAGGTTCAAAGATTGGTAACTGTTGATTCAGTAACAGACAAAGATTTGTGTGTTCCATTTGAGAATGCTGTATATCCAATTGACAAATCAGGTGGGGTAATTCCAGCCCATCCAAACTGCCGTTGCACCTTTACTCCATACGAAGCATCTGACGAAATCAATCCAAGAGAACCTGTGCCTGAATCACAGATTTTGAAACCTGATGTTGAAGGTGCTGAGATACTAGATTTGGAGTGAATAAAATATGGCAAATCCTTTTTCTCGTTTCGCTTCTGAATTAAGAAGAGGGTCGAAAAGAGTTCCAACCAAAATAGTGCCTTCATACCTAGATTTATTGGCTTCAAGAATACTAACCCAAGCAAAGAAAAATGCCCCTGTTCGCACAGGTGCATTAAGAGCAAGTGGAAGAATAGAATTAACAGCAAATCCTAGACAAAGGATTGTTTCTTTTGGTGGTCAAGGAACTAAAGTTGATTATGCTAGATATGTCGAGTTTGGCCGATTTAGTTTCGCACCATATGACCCAA